CTGTCGCGCCCGTTCCAATAATCGGCGGGCACGACGGCGACGCTGGCATTACCTAGCGCGGTTTCGTTCGCGGCGGCCTCGAGGGTCGGGGCGGAATAATTAAACGTGCATTGCGCCCGGTCCCCGGTGTTGCGTTCGGCCCATAGGTTCGGGGCAAAATGCGTGAACAAAAAAGCAAGCCCGCGCTTTGGTACGGAACGCCGCACGGCGCTTTCATACTCGCGGTCTATCTCCCGGGTTTTTGTTTCGACCGGTTTAAGCGGGCAGGTATCGGGGCAGGTGCCGTACATATCGCCGGGGGCGGCGCGATACGTTACAGCAAGCCCGGCGGTTTTTTTGGCGCGGCTGGCGGCGGTGCAATTCAACATGGCGATTCTAGGCCTCCCTTATAAAATGTATTGGTCCGGGGGTTGCTTGATAAACCTGCCCGACCCTTAATTCGCGCATTTGGGGAATTAGCTGGCCGTCTGACCTTTCAAACCTGCCGACAACGTAGTTCGGGTGGTTATCGTCGCAGAGCAGGAAAACCTTTTTTTGTTCTGGGATGGCGGCGGTACAATTAAGCATCGGTCAGTACCTCCCGCACAGAAACAGTGTCCCGGTCGCCCGGATGATCATAGCAAAGCCCCGCATATTTCAGCGCCTCGTCGAGCGTATCGTATTGGCGGGGCATCGGCTTTCCGAGTCGGACAATTTCCCAAACAGTCGGGCCGGTCGGGTTTTCTAGTCTTTCGAATTGAACACTCTTATACATTTGGTTTTTCTCCGTGGTATGGGTTAACTCCCATATACTAGCGCAAGAAAAAACCCGGCGTCAATACCGGGTTTAATCTTTTTTAATAACCGCGCCGTCGTGTTCGTCGTCGCGTCGTGCGCGGCGGTTTGGCGTTCGCGTATTTTTTCCAATCGGGCCCGTATAGCAGGCGGCCTAGTAAACTAAACAGAAACATTACGCGGCTTCCGATTCGATTGGGACGTCGCCACGCTCGGCATCGAACCGGTAATTTACAGGCTCGACGCTTTCCTCGACATCGAACCCAAGCGGCTGAGTCCACACCGTGAAACGGCGATGGGCAGACAACCGGGCTTCTTCAAAGGTTTCAAAAGCCTGACCGTTCAAGGCGCGTTCTCCTGCCGGGAAAAGAAAAACAGGTTTATAGCTCATAAGTATCTCCATCGGTTGTTAAGGGTTGGGAGTCTATGGGATTAGAGCGGACATATCAAGCCCATAATTTTATCCCAATCGAAGGGCGGCTCTACCAATAAATCCTCCGGGCACTTTATGCCGGACATCCGGGCATCAACGGCTTTCGAAGCATGGTATACGCGGATCGAATCACCGTCTTTAGCGGTCGAGCGCCGCACCAATATCCACGCGCTGCCGTTCTTGTGGTTATCCATCCACGTCACCTGATGCGGGGATAATTCAATGGCGGTGCCGCCCGTGTGCTTTAGCTCGACAAAATGGAACAGGCCGTTCTCGTCTTGTATTACAACGTCAGGAACCCCCGGCGTCGCCCAAGTCTCCAGCCTCGTCATCGTCAATTTCCGGGAGCTCTTCGATATCCCCTCCTTCATTATCTTCCACAAGCCGCTTTCTCGCTTTTGCGCGGTTTGAGGAATTGTCCTGCTCTTCGGGAGTGATGTCGATAGTGATCGGGGCATGGCTCTGCTTTATCTCCTCTAGGGCTTTCAGTACTTCGTCTTTCGACATGGAATCAATAGACCCGTGGCGAATCTCGCTTTTGCTGACGTAAATATCGCCCTGCGCCTGACCGCGGCGATACTCCGCTTGCACCGCAGCGGAATAAGCGCCGTTCTGGAGCGCCATGTCTCGTATAAGCTGAAGGTCTCGAAGGTGCCGCTGGTAAGTCACCCCATACTTAGCATCCAGCTCCGCCCTGTAGGCGCGGATGGCGGCCACCACATGGGGACACTTGTCCGGGTTGGTGAGCTCATAGGCGCGGCTGTGTGCGCTGCTGGCAGGGTATCCTGCGTTGATTGCGGCCTCCCTTAGCGTGATCTGCCCGTCCTTGCTCACGAGTTCTTTAACAAAAAGCTCCTGCTTCCTCGTCAGAGGGCTTTTCGCAGTCAGGGGCTTCCGGCCCCGGGTCTCGACCCATTCCGGGTCAACGTCGATCTTCCTCAGACGGTGCTTTCCCATAGGCTTTCTTTCGACAGTTAATTCACATGAGTTCAAGTTATTTTCTATATATATATAGGGGGGAAATCAATTTTTTTTGAAAAACCAAACACGAAAAGCAATCGAATCACCCAGTTAATGGAACCTAGTGGAACCCTAAAATGGAACCTAAAAAGTGAGGATTACTGCGGGTTACAGAGCTTAGGTTCCACGGTTCCACCGGTTCCACGTCAAAAATAATTTTTTCAAAAAAAATAATTTGGGGAGGGGTATATATAAGGGAAATAACTTCGACCTGTTAAGAGGCCCGTGGGCCGTGATTATTGGTTACTGATTAGTGGTTAAGCTGCGTTCACGTTCTTTACGTATTCGCTTCGCGGTAGATTCCCTTTCTATCCAGTACTCGACATCCCTTTCAATGTCGCTAGATGTCTGGTCCATCCATTCTTCGTGGTCTGGATGGTCTGGATTCATGTCGCCTTTTGTCATGTCGCCTTTTTTCATCGGCTTGATGGTCCGTCCTTTACAGAAGAACAAGCCGATTGGTGTTGGCCGCTCTTCCGGCGTGGCGTGGTAGGTGAAGCCGCCCAGCGGGCCGCAGTTTAGCGTTTCGCTTGGGCCGTACATTACCATGACGGCGACGCCGTTCTTGGTGGCTTGGCTTCCGCTGTTTGACGCCGCGTCCTTGATGGCGGTGATCGGGTCGCGGGCCTTGGCCCAGCCTCCGGGGCATCCGCCTGTGATGGCAAGGAAGGTACGTCCGTTTTCGAGTATATGATCTGTCATTTGGTTCTCCATGGTTCGAGGTCCACGGGCCACTTAACAAGTCGGAGTCGTATTCACAATGTCAAAGAGCGGCGGCGCTTTCGCCGGGGGTCAGAGAGGCGGCCCTAGTCCGCTTCGCCCCGGTCTGGGCGTTTCTTATTATGTCTTATAATAGCACACCTTATCCCATACGTACATGCGACAAAGTGCCGCACCCTAAGCCGTTGATTTCATTACAAAAATAGCCCCACCCGGGAGAGGTTTCCGGATGGGGCTTTAACGAACGTGTCGTTGCGGTTGCAGCCTTTACCGCCTTAACTGGACGATGTGTCCGAGGCCCGCGGCATGTCAGGACTGCTCCATTTCTTTCGCACCGCTTGGGAGAAAGGTCGGAGAAGGGGCCTCACGTCAACCTGCGTTATCCTGTTTTGTTCGGTTTTCGATTGCGGTCATTTGCAGGTCGTTCATTGCGTCGTATTCGTTTCCGTCGTAATCGGCGAGCAGGTCACCTACGGCGGCGATAAGGACTGTTTCCATGTATCGTTTATGGGAGCCTGTTTCGGCGGCCCTTGCGTAGTCTATGGCTGCTTCGATTACGCATATTTGGTTTTCGGTCATTATATCACCCATTCCACTTTGCCGCATTTTTGTTCGAGTTCCGCGGCCCGTGCTCGGAGGCGTTCGGCTTCTTCTTCGTTGCCGCCGGTCCATTCTTCGTCTGCTGCACGTTCGCGCAGCTTACGGACTAGGTACTCGTTTGTTACGAGTTCGAGGCCGAGGATTTCTGCTGCGCTAGATGCTGACATCGTTTTCCTCCTCCTGCTTTTTCGCTTCTTCGTCGGCCTCCAGTTCAGCGTCGGTCTTGTAGATTATGTCGCTGTACCAGTTTATCCGCTCAACGAAATTTTTGCCGCCGAATGCGTCTTTCATCTCGCGCCATACGTCTTCGGCGTCGCTAATGGTTTTGATATCGACGGTGTAGGTGTCGAGGAGTTCGCGGTTAATCCGCCGCAGCATGTTGATACCTTTAAGGACGGTATCGCGTTCGGAAGTGCTGAGTCGTGCCATAGTAGTTCTCCTGTTCGTTGGGTTTAGTCGAATACGGTGTCGGGGTGATCTAGCAGCATAGCCAGCTTGCGCCTAGCGGATTTGGCTAGTCCGTCCGAGTACGAGGTGCTGAACGCCACCGCATTGAGACCTTCCAGAAGAAGGAGTATCTCGGATTCGGTGAAGGTTGAAGCTGAAGAAGTCACCCACTCTCCTTTATTGGAGTCGTAGGAGAGGGAGATAGTTTCGGTCGGTGTGCCCATAACGGGACCTCCTTTATTTTACGTTTCGAATCAGCCACTTATACTTTGTTGTTGTTTCGCCGCAGTGAACGCATTCGAGCGCGGTCCACGCGAAGTTGTACACCTTGTGGCTATGGCCGCAATGCGGGCAGAAGATGACCTTGCCCTTTTTTGAGCCCTGCGTGAATTTTGGCACGTTGATGAACTCGTCAGAGGTTTTTACCTCGAACTTACCTTCTGACCGTCTATAGAGGTCTTCCTGAAGCAGGTTGAGCTTCTGTTCGAGGTCCGTGATCCGTGATTTCCGCTTTGGGAACAGTGCGTCGATAATTGCGATAAGCATGTCTAGTCTCCTTTGTTTAGGTATGCGAACATAAGAGACTATTTATATACCGTCAACCGTTTTTTTTCTCTCCTTTACGGACCGATTCTACGAAGGCCTTGAGGTGCGGATTTCTGTCGATTTCGCCTTGGTCGTATAGGTTGGCGGCTTCGATGCAGCGCATGAAAAACAGGTCTTCGTCGGTGAGCGGTGTGCTTTTGTCGCTTCTGTTGGGTGCGAGGTCGTCCGGTCGTTTAATTTTGCAGAATAAGCGCACGAGGCGGTCTACTTCGGGGCCGAACATGTCATGGACTGCTCTGGAGTCGGTCGGGAGGCAGGCGTTCTTGTATGCGCTTGTCCCGTAGACTGAGTGCAGGCCGCCTGCGAGAGCGAGGGTGTCGTTGGCCCCGACGCTTTTCATCAGACCGAACACGCGGAGGAGGTGGTCTCCCAGAGAGCCGTTTTTGTGTGGCTTTTGGAAAGCACCGAGGTCCGCGATGAACGATTTGAGGACGTCTTCTATTGGGTACATTGCCTTGAGGTCGGTTGCGAACTTGAACATGAGTGTGGTCCGCACCTCGGCGCATATTCGCGACAGGCTCCGCGCACAGTGTGGGACGGTACCCGGAAATGTCACGGCGCGTCCGTATTTGGGCAGGATGGCGTTGACGATTTCTGTTTTGCTTGCGTTATAGAAGGTTGTCTCGCCGCCCCACTGCGCCTCCCACGTCTTGTTGAGATATATCACGCAGGTGTGGTCCGAGGGCCGCGTTGTATCTACGTGGGGGTATCCCTCGGTGCCGTATGTGTGCTTGTTGGCGTATGATCGGATGAGTGTGGTGTTTTCAAGGTTGTTGCCTTGCGGGTCTTTTGGCCGCAGGAACTCCCAGATGGGTTTGAAGACGTCGGGCAGGAGCGGGGTCACGTCAACGGTGTTGCGGTGTCCGCTGTGGGTTATGTCTAGGTTCCAATGTCCGAAGGGGACGTCTTTGTCGGAAGGCCACCCGTGGGTCCATGCGCCGCGGTCCAGCCATTGCTGGGCGGGCTCTAGAAGTTCTGGTGGGATTTGCCTTGTCTTTATTATTGACGACGAAAGGGACACGGTCAGAGTTCCGGTTTCCCGTCGAGCATGTTCAGGCGCATTTCAATGTAGCGCCGGGCTTTGGCAAGGTCCTCTTTTTCAGATTCAACCATGGACATGTCGGGCTTTGCCTTATACCCGGCGCGACTCACGTATTTTATCACGTTACCTCTCCAAAACTCCATGTCATTGCGTAGGATGTACTCCGCTGGAGGGAGTGGCAGGCGGGTATAGTGGTCGGGGTTTTCGATAGTCATTCCCGGGTTTCCTAGGTTGCTTCGGTTAATGCGTCGTAAAGTGCGTTCATTGTGGTTCAACCCAAGAAAAGGTGTGCAGTTACCAAGGGAAAGACGTCGGGGTCATCAAGAGCCTCTTGGTATTCCTCCATGAACATGTCTTTGTGCGAAGGCATAATTCCGGTTTTTCGGACCTCCTCCTCTTGCTCTGGCGAAAATGCCACCACGCCGCCGAGTTCTTCGGGATCGGTTTTATCCATGACGGCACATATCGCGGCGGTCGAGCTCAGGTTGGCCTGAACGAGAGCTAGAAACGACGCAATTATCGTTTGGCCCGGTGACATACCCGTTTTCGATAAGTTGTCGGCATACCGCATGTGCATACTGGCAAGGTAGTGGTCTAGCTCCTCCGCCATCTCAACCACCATTTCAGTCCCATCTATTGTGGGGGTCTCGCCCGGTATTTTTTTACCACCGGGGAAATCAATTACATCGGCCATGTGACTGCTCCAAAAATGCCATGCAGGAAGCTCTCTATGAAAATCTTGAAAAGTATCTCTGACATCTCACTCTCCTTTGTTAGGTTTGCCGGGTTCTATCTTTTCACCCAGACGGTCTAGTCTTGCCAGCAGTCTGGCGTGGTCCAGTACGAGGTTCCGAACAGCAACTCGGCGAAGGCCCACGGTCCGCGATCTTCCCTTCTGGGTCGTCTCCGCCAGCTCGTGGTACTGG